ATAACTGCCATGCTATTCTGCCAGCTGTTGGAAAACCATCCTCCCCATCATTCCATCCATCTGCCTCTTTATCTACTTCATGTCTTGAGAAGTAGCTGTTCATTCTAGTGACAGTATCTAAAGATAGATTTCTCATGTTGGATATATCTCTAGCTCTTGCTACTCCTACCTCTGTACCTCCTCTCCCATACTCCTCTCTCCACTTTAGACCTAACTCAGCCTCTGCTGCCATTTCTTTAGTGGGTGCAAAACTGTCCTCCTCCGCAAGTTTTAACTTTTTTTTTTCAGACTGCTGAACTATTGCAGCCTCCTCTTTCATTTCTATGATATCATTCTTTTCAATGGTCACCTTAGATGGTACCTGATTGAAAGCTAGTATATCCTCTACTGCATTTGTGATGATCCTTTGAAATGGCTCAATGACTTGCTTAGTGAATACATATAAAGCAGCTTTAATCTCATCAGTGTTAGATCCTAGTCCATTACCATCTGTCCTTACTCCCATAAGTAGAGGTGATGTGACTCTATGTGCTACAATGATTTGAGAAGTTGCCTCAGTAGATAGGTACTGATACTGCTTATCTGCATCAGTTACCGGGAATGGTTGTATTTCGGGTGCCTCATCTTTGCTCTTTGTGAATGTGATGAGGAACTTACCAGCATTCTGTGTGCCTGATAAGTTTTTCTCAATCTCTTTCATGATCATCCTTTGAGCTTCGGGTGATGGCTCACCATTACCAAAGTTTATGTGGAATGATGGAAAGAAACCATTGAGTATATTATTGACATGGTACTCACTGATGTGTCTAGTCAATTCAATCCAGTCCTTACTGCTGATATAATCAGGTCTAGGATAGTATAAAGACCCTACACTATGCAAGTGAAAGAATAATACTTGTCTAGGTGATGGATCTTCCGGATTGAATAGAGGTACATACTCAGGTCTGTTTCTTTGCTTTCTGATATCTTGCCAGTCTCTGCTGTAATAAACTCCACATACATGATCTTCCTCATCTGATATAGCTAGTCTTACATTCTCATAGGGCAAGTGATTAACCTGAACTATGCGAGTATGGTCCATGCTATAGATAAGCTCCCAATATACTCCACCTTGTAGCTTGAGATCAAGTGCAGATGCTCCTAAAATATCATCTAATTTTAGCTTTGCTATCTGTACTTGGCCGGTAGGATTATCAGTTTTGAAACCTTTACCAGCTATCATGAATGATATACTATTAACTAAGCTACCATGCACTGGAGAGGATTGATATAAGTCAATCAGGTAGTTAGGCATAGAGTTACCCTCTCCCCATTCTACCCATCCTTTGTTAGTCTCTTTCTCTACTTCCTCTACTTTGATGTACTTAGCTAGAGCTATGTTGGTCAATTTATCATCCATTGTATATGTAGTCTGATGGTGTGTTAAAAGTTGGAGTCTCATAGTAGGTTTGTGGAAGTATTGCCTCCATGAAACCTTGAGTCACAAGACCTATGCACAATGCCGGATCTAGATTGACTGCATTGTAATTTTGATAGATATAGTATGCATATCTTCCAGGATCACTGAGTAATACCTCAGCTCCTACTGGGTTATTGTATGCAGTACTAAATCTTAAAAATGTTATCCTCTCATTCTCATACATTTTGATAGGTAGTACTACATGCTCAGTACCAGTAGCTTCATGTACTAACTTCATAAGATATGAATGAGCACCTTGACCTATAAAATGTATACCCTGCTGACAAGCAAGGTATACAGTTTGATCAGGTGTTAGACATTGCACAAATATCATGTACAAATATAATTAAAAATTAGAGAGTTGGTGCATCAATAGTACCATCAAAATCACTCACAATAGAGTCAGCTAAGCGATATGCTTTATTTGCCTCCTCAGCAGTGAAAGTAATTTTGTATCCATTGAAATCACCCTTGCCAGTACCGGTCTCAGTAGACTCAGTAGCTACCTCAGCTCCATCCTTGTATCCCATTAGCCAATAATTATCATTGTTATCTTGTACAATGATCACATGGCGGCCTCTTGAGAAAGTGTCAAGTTGAAGTCTGCGAGCAGCACTAAGGATAGTGAACTGAGCAGTTAAGGTCTGAGTGTAGAAAATAGTATTATTTTCTTTTGATACAGTAGCAGCCTCAACAAAGTTGCCGGTGTGCTGCTTCATGTTGTAAGTCTCCCAAGTTGCTGCTGGGAGAGCTGTGATTTGTGCTGTTGTAGGATCAATAGTAGCTGCATTTGCAATAGTAGCATAAGGACCAATCCAAAAAGATTTGATCCCGCCAATTGTCTTCTTACAGTCCACAATAAATCCAGCGGTAGATAGACAGGCCATAGGTTGAATGTGTTAAATTTTTTATTTATTTATTTATATTCTATAAAAAAGGCGGAGCCAAATACCCCGCCCCTTTTTATGTTGAAAGATTAATCTTAGTAAGCTACAGCTACATCACCAGTGAAGCCGACTTGAGTACCAAAGCGGTATCTCATAGCCATTCTCACATTATCACTAGCATCAGTCAAGCTCATGTCTACTACCTTAACTTCATTTTGATCAGATACTAAGTCAGTACCTACAAATAAGTTTTCAGGTTGAGCAAACAATAAGCAGTCATTTGGGAAACCAGGACAAACATAGATCTCATATCCATAAACTTGCTTCAAGATAGCATCACCTGATGGTAGAGTTGGACCTCCAGTACCAGCAGCCATACAAGCTTGCATGTAAACTTGGAAAGTCTTGCGACTCATGTAGCACTTAGTGTTAGGTGATCCCATGATACCAGCTGGAATAGCTGCTACAGTAGCATCAATAGCTGTCATGATTGCAGTAGTACCACCAGCACCAGCAGGAGTTAAAGCAGATGCAATGTTGTAAGATGGAGATGTAGTAAATGCATCTTGTAATTTCTTCATCAAACCATCAAATGAAGTATATCCACTAGCACCAGCGATAGATCCTGAGAAATTACCTTGCCACAAGTTGAACTCGATTTGCTCAGAGATCTTAGCAGCTAAGTAAGTCAATAAGAAGTCAGCAAAGTTAGCTGGGATAACATCATTGATGAAACCTCTACCGGTTTGCATAGCCTCCCAGTCTTGAGCAAATTGATCTTTACATACTTGGATGTTAGTCATCAAATCAGTTACTTGCAAAGTGGCCTCAGCTAAAGTCAAAGCAGATGATCCAGTGCTGAAATCACAACCGGCAGCTTGAACTAAGTTAGCAGAAGATAACTTCTTTAATACAGCTTTGAATTTTACATTTTCTTTGACTGTCACATAGCGGTTAGCGATGGTGTCTCCAGTCAAAAGAGCAGCATGAATGTAGGGTAAAGCTAATTCCCCAGCATATGTGCTTGATGAGATTGTTAATGTACTTGCCATTATTTCTATTTATTAAATTATTTATTTGCGATTATTGCCTTAATTCTATCAGCTGCATTAGTATAAGATGTCATAGGTTTTACCTCTTTCTTAATTGCAGTCTGCTTAACAGATACAGCAGCAGCTTGATTTGATAGTGCAGAGTAGGCAGCCTTAACAGTGTCAAGCTCCTTACTTACTTCTGCCATCTCAATCTCCTTGCTAGAGATCATCTTTTCAAACTCTGATTTCAATGCATTGAACTGCTCTACTAAAGCATTCACTGCATCATCTACATATTGCTTTGTCAATACCTCAGCCTCTGCTTGAGCTTCAGCTACTACTTCCTCTTCAGGAGTCTCAACTTCCGCTGGCACAATAGATGATACTTTGCCCTCAACCACTGAGATAATAGATCCATCAGCAGCATTATAGTCACCATCAGCAAGAGCCACAGGATTACCATCAGCATCCTTAGTGTATATCTCAACACCCAAATCCCAGCTCTCAGCCGGTGTGAAAATAATTGTGCCATCTTCTAGTGCTACCTCTTGCATAAATTTAAGAGCCTCTGCAGTCTCTTCTTTAGTTACCTCAGTATTTTCTACTGATAAAGTAATGTTATGTGCTGAAAGCTTTTCCTGAGCTTTAGCAATGATTTGAAAAATGCGATCTTTAACTTCCATATTTTCTGTTATTGGTTAATAGTATATTTTACTTATTCTTTTTTTCAAAGATTTTCTCAATGACTGATAGACCTAGTCCACCCCCAGCTATTAAGCATAGTGAACTAAACATAAATTCAGGACATATTTTGTCCTCATCAGCAGCTGTTGCAATAAATGCAAGCACTATGACAGCAGCAGTACAGACTCAAGCAGCAAATCTCTTGCTACTCATATCATCATTTGTGCTGATGAGCTTTTTCATTAGCTCTTTCATGGATGCTCTAAGATGTTTAGATCCTCAATCATCTGATCTAGTATCTTCTCTACCTGGTACTCATCCATCATCTTCTCCTCATTCTCTAAAAAGTATCCCTCAAGTGACCATCCCTTAAAGACTCCATTCTTTACATCTTGCCACAACCCATCATCTACTACATGACCACCTATGTACCAAGTACCTGGAGGAGTAGTGAAACCTAAAGCAGCTGACTTATCTTTCTCGGCATCTGCTTGTATCCATGTCTCTACTATATTCACTCCTTGTACCGGTATGGCATGCTCTAGATTAGTGTATTGGTGCATGCTGTTTCTCATGTACTTCTGAGCTATTGTCTTAATAGTCTCAGCTTTATAGGTAGCCATCCACTCCTCCTTAGTCTTATCATTGTATCTGTAGATAAGTTGGTCAGGGATCATCACTGGACCATAAAGCATCCTCTGCTCACCACTTTCTACTGCTGCAAATTTCAGCTCCTCTACTTTCTCTTGCTGAGATAGTGCTATCCAATTTACCATGATGGCTGGGTTTTCTACAAGTGACATACAATAGACTCCAGTCTTTTGATCATCCTCATTGATCACATACTCAATGATTTTCATTTTATTCTTTTCCATAATTAACCTCCTCCTAGTATACTTGCTGTGTTTTTTATTTTGAACTCTGCTTGCTGTGCATTACTAACTTGACCAGCCACTACATAAGTCTGTAAAGGTGCTACACTATTATTGCCTTGTAAAGATGATAGATTGAGTGCTGCTGGTGCTTGACCTGATGGTGTATTTGATGATGGCTTAATAGCTGGTACTACACTACCAGTTCCTCCACTTTTACCTCCCTCAAATTGAGTGCTGCCAATTTTTGCTATACTTGCTGCACCGGCTGCACCTATTGCTACTGCATTTGCTATTTTGAGTGCAGTTCCTAATGGATCAGGAACTACACTCTGTGCATTCAGTGCATTCTGTACCCCTTGTATTGTAGAAATAGTAGTCTGTGCAATAGATAAAGCTTTGCCCACTTCAAAAGCTTTCTTTGCAGACATCAGTCCACTTGTAGCCATAGCATCAGTAAGACTTTGAGCAGCATTCATATACTGCTGTGCTATTTGTAGTTTGGCATTTTCTAAATCATTTGCATCCTGTATTTGTTTCTCTTGATTTGCTTTATCTTGATCTGCTTTTTCTTTATCTTCTTTCTCTTTCCTTTCTTTAGTAGCAGCCTCTATCTCTCTGATCTTTTTGTCTCTTTCTTCTTCTAGTGCTGTATAATCTAGATTATATTTTTTAGCTGCTTCAATCTTTTCAAAATAGGCATCCCTTACATTTTGAATTTCTGTAGCTAGTGCACCTTGTTTGACATTTTGAATTTCCTGAGATAATGCTTGCTCTTCTTCAAGAGCTTCTCTTTTCATTTGTCTCAGCAGTTCTTCATCTTTCCTCGCTTTCTCTAAATCTTCTGCAGCTTTTTTATCTTTTTCAGCCTGAGCTTTATCATCTTCACTTTTCTGTTTTGCTTTTGCATCACTAGCTATCTTTGCTTTTTCATCTGCACCCTTTTTATCTATTTCTCTGAGTTGAAGATTAAAACCAGCATAGTCACTCTCCATTTGTTTGATAGCATCTTGCTGTGCAGCTATTGACTTATTCAAATCTGCCTCTGTCTGCTCTGGATCTATTGCCATATCTCCTAAAAGATCCTGGAACTTTTCAGCAATACCAAAATTTTGACCAGCGATTTTTCCAATAGCATCAACTGCAGCTAAAATTGGTTTAAGTGGTAAAGTGATAAACTTGATAATGCCATCTAAAATGTCTCTATTTCTTTTTGCAGTTTCTATCTGCATCTTTGCTTGAATGACAGCTGTGTCTAGATTGACTTTTGCATCTGCTATAGATGTTTTAAGTCTAGCCATTCTATAATCTAAAATCTCTCTTTCAGTTTTTCCAGCAAGTTTCATCTGATTGACCTCAAGACTACTTTGATCATAGGCTTTCTTACTTGCCTCTGCTCTTGCCTCTACTGCTCTTGCTATTGCTCTCTCCTCATCACCTATACCTTTCAATGCTCTTTCAAATGATGGAAACAGTTTGAAAACCTTATCCATGTTCATGGCTATTAGTGCAATAGCAGCACCAATTAAAAATATAGGATTGGTCAATAATGCTTTACCTATAGATGCAAAGCCACTAGCCATACCGGATAACCCCTCTTTGATTGACTTCAAATTGATATTACCTATATTAGCAGCTGCACTTTTCATTGAGTTACCAAACCCCTCTAGATCCAGCTCCATGAGCTGTCCTCTTGCTGTGCTTATGTTATTTCCAAAATTACTGATTGCTGGACCTGTCTGTGAGTTTACTGCCTCACTGACATCTTTCATCTTGTTTCTAAGTTCTCCAGCTTTTTGAGATAACTTTACAAACTCTTGTGAAGTATTATCAAGATCAGCCATTTGATCTTGAACAGTCTTTAACTCTTGTGCTATAGCTCTAAGACCTCCTACTATTTCATCAGCCATACCATTGTGCTTATTAGTGTACCTATTAGTATAAATGCCACAGAGTAATTGATGAGCTTAGTCTTAGTCACACTCATCTTTATTTGATACTTACCTCTTGCGATAGTACTCACCATACTTTCACCTGGTACTTTATTCTTTAGTAGCTCCAGTGTCTCCTTAATTATCAGGGGATCTATATTTTCTATTGTCATTCTGTACCTATTTGTGAGATTATTACTTGTGCTGTCATGTATATTTCAGGTGTGGGATAGGATGCAGCTCCAGTATTCTTTACTTCTAGATTGATTATCTGACTATTAGTAGGGTCCACTGTCCATCCTAACTCAAATACTCCCAAACCATTGTCTACATCTATGATGATATTGTGTGGATTTTCCCCACTTGCCACCCCATTGATATTGACAATGTAGCTATAAGTCTTTATGGAGTATCCCAAAGCTGGCTCTAGACCACTCATAGTTACATTGACAGTCATACAAGTAAGCTGTACATCTACTGAGTAGAAAGCATTGGTAAGTGTTAGGAACTGACCTACAGTTGCTATCATGGATGAGCTTGTGAATATCTCCTTTGCATGCCATACCATTGTACCGGTAGCTGCTCTGTTCTTTAATACTCCATCACTACCTCCTCCATACCACATGCCTTTATTCTGTACAAGCAGCTCCTCCCCTCCTACTATGCTATTCTTAGCCTCTCCAGTTACTGTCAAATTCTTACCGACTACTATAGTACCAGTAGCACCTGGATCTTTAACTAAAGTCTGACCATTGAACAAATTAGCAAATCCTCCATTGACTGTACTAAGGGGTGATGTAGATGGTGGCTGTAGACCTCCCTGATTTTGTGACTTATAGCAGATGCCGAAAACTTCATCCCAGTAATACCCTATCTGATCACAGCAAACTTGACTACCTCCATTGAGCCACTGCACTGATCCATCTTTCTCTATAGCTATAGCTGTGTCAGTACATACCGCTGGTATATCTATACCATCTAGCTTTTTAATCAATGTCACAGCAGTACTCTTATTCATGCCCATGTTATACCCCTGAACTGATAAGACTCTCCAGTATGAATTGAATAAAAATACAGAGTCATTGAAATTTAGGTTTAATATATCAGTGACATCAAGATTAAATTGAGCAGTGATCACTTTGCTTTCTGCTGAGTATAGCTCTTGCAGATAGTTGTTATAGTATTTGAGATAAGATGTATTGATAGGTGCTGAGATGATTGGATGTAGTGGTATCTCTTGAGCAAAGTTTAAGTCATTGTTAGATAGATCCGGTAGAGGTACATCATAGTGGCCAATAAAAGGTACATACATTCCGGCCTGCAAACCATTCTCACATTTTATCTTAAATTTATGATCAAAGTTAAAATAGAATATCCTGGCATCAGGATAGACAAACTTGTATTCACCATCTATGAACTTAGGCATGTACCAGTCAGTACTTCCATTCAAAGGCTGATTAGGTGTAGTGGAGGCTTTGACCTCTATTGTATTCTCTCCTACAGTGAAATCACTATCTGTATCATAAAGCTCCAAAGATCCATATACCCTACCTACTGACTTGTATGCTTGACTAGCTACATCAGCTCCCTCACTGAAAGTGAACTTTTGCTTTCTAGTTTGATATTCCGATGATGGTAGTATACTGATCTCTGAACTCTCATCAAGTTTGGGTGTCCAGTCTATTGTACCTCCCCCAGCTAAGTACTCATCCATAGTCATGATATCCACTACTCCATAGTTGGTATAGTTTGGGATAGCTACAGCATTAGTAAGCTTCATGATATCTTGAATAAAATCAAGGAGCTGATATTTCTCAGGAGCCATTTTTACTGCTGAGAAGTTACCAACAGGAACTATGTTTACTTTTTCAAATTGGAAGTACTCTACATTTGTGATAATATCTATAGTACCTCCAGCTGTTGGATCACCAATAGATAGAAATGCTGGTCTGATAACATCATTTGTAATAAATAATCTACAAGTAGATGCATTCGCAGCTTCAACATTGTTAAAAGATGGTATTATTAGCTGACCATTTTCAGGAGCTACTCCACCCCTAGTGTATGCTTGAAAGCCTATTGCTTGATCAGGATCACTTAAAAGTAAGAAAGCAGAGTCTAGTGATGGCTCAATAGGATAGTCTGATGTACCATTAGGTAATGTAGGACCACCGCTATTGATTGTGCCAGTAGTATTATTTGCCCATCCACTGATAAAAGTAGTACCATTGACTAAGAAACCAGGTACCACTGTCTTTGATGGATAGGTTAATACTCCACCTGACTCTGCTCTAAGTGTACCTCTAAAGCTAAATTGATAGTATCCAGTTGTAGGTATGGTATAAAGTCCAGTACTTGTATCAAAGTTGCTGCCTATATCTATGATCTCATTGAATGTAGTAGTACAAGTAGCTCTGTATAGTCCACTTCCAGCACTTGAAAAAGATAGTGTCTCATCTGTAGTCTGATTAGCTTTGAATTGAATGATATTTGCCTCCTCATTTTTGTACTTTATCTGTCCATCTTTACCCATAAAAGCAAGACACATCTTATCTACCTCAGCTTGTACAGTAGCAGATAAGGATATAGGTCTACCATTTTGACCTATGATATAGTCATTTATTTTATCTATAAGATATCCACCTTTGAAACATGGTGTGAGCATTTGAGGTGTGATACAATTATCAGGTTGAGTATATCCCAAATAGCTTGTAGGTGCATTGACAAAAGTACCCTGCAGATCAGATGGATATACCATGAACTGCTGACCCTTGTCTATCATAGTCCACATAAGCTTATGATCAGAATAATCATTACCGCTTGATAATATTATCCCTCCATCATTAACTGTCTTACAATTATTCTCAGTAATTGTATGCACTGCATCATCATAGTTTAGAACTGTGAAGTCTTTATCTTTAAGTACTACTCCCAAGTCTACTTGCTCACCATAAAAAGTGATAGCAAAGTCTGACATTTTACCACTTTTGACAAAGGATGATTTGAACTGTACAAACCCCTCAGAGATAGGTACAGTATCCACTGTGATAATGGCCTTAAATTTCTTTTTTATATTGTTTGCTAAACCATTGTAACCTGCTATGTTAAAGTCACTCTGCAGTCCAAACAAATCACAGTTAGTCTGTGTAGCTGGTATCCTGAACTCCTGAGAATAAATGTCACCCGGCTTGAGTGATGTGATGCTGTTAAAATTAAAGTTCAATGAGATGGTATCTTGTCCATACAGATCTAAGACTACCGCTTTCCCTGCTTTATCCCATACAGTTAAAAGTACATTATTCATCAGCTGATTGTGTTATAGTTGATTGCTTGATAGTCTTGTGCATATTTCAGCTTCAAAGTCAGATTGTACTTAGTACTATTCCTTTCTCTCCTAAGTATGTAGCTATTGTCAGTGATGATCATAGGGATATAGTCTCCCCTCCCATCATATAAGACCATGTGTACCACATCTGCCACCATTAAGCTTTCAAGATATTTGAACTCTTGCTCAGTGATCCAGTCACTTGTGATAGTGAGATACTTAGTGACCATATTCTCTCTGCTCACATATTGCCTATTATCACTCCAGTCAGTAGTGAGCTGACCAGGATTTTCTAAGTCTGCTCCAAGTCTGCCATAGTTACCAAATGGCTTTTTATATTCTGTTCTTTCGATGTCTATGCTGTCTTGATTTGTCTTGATGAAGTTGTAGTAATTCCATCCTCCTTTCTGACCTATCCATCCTAGTTCAATGGGATCATGCTTACAGTCTCCATCTACTATGACAAAGCACCATTTCACTGAGCAGATAGCATTAGTACCAGCCTCTTTGACTTGCACTGTGTAAAATGCTGTAGTAGCTGGTATACCTCCAGTCCTCAAGTAGTTTATATTCCCTGCGAATACCGGCACTAGAGTAATCTCTCCAGCATCACATTTGATAGTGAATGATGTAGTGTCAGTGGCTATCAGTGTGCCTGAGCTTGTATAAAATTTAAGCTCAATATATTTATTGTTTGCATCTTGCAGTGAACTGAAAGTACCATTATCACTATTGATAACAAATGACCCCATGTTATAGGGGAGGGTAGGTACAAAGGTCACTCCTGATCTAAATGATGGAGGAACCATTGAGGCAAGTCTATCATAGTAGGTAGTAGGTGTGATGTCATTGAAACCTTTGCCCGGTGATGCTACACTATTATTTTGATTAAAACTGTATGCATTATCCCATCCCCAAAAACCCATTAAAGATAAAGATTGAGGACCAGCTCCATCAGGATCTTGAGTAAAAACTCCTCCTACTTCCCATGCTTCATAAATTTCGACTGTGATCATAGTGTTCAAGATACCAGTATCATTGATTAAAGCAGCTGATGGGCTGTTAGCTTTTGTATTGTGTACATAAGGAAAGTTAAGTCCACTACCTAGATAAGTTTTGTTAGGTATGGCATTGATAACATGAGGCCTGAGATTAACTATCCCTCTCCCATAAGGGTTAGGATGGATATACAAAGTAGTAGTATTGACAGTGCCATAGTAATCAGTGATACTGATATCTACCCAGTATCTAAAACCGGGTTGAGTATACTGATCACTCAGTGCTGTTATCACATTGTCAAGACCACCCTTGCTGATATTGTCATAGGTGTTAGTAGGTTGTCCTGTTCTTTCTATTATTAGTGCCATTGCTTATGCTTTTTTTACAAGTCTAAAAGTATCAAGGAGCTGTACTCTGATATCATCTCCCACAGCTTTAAGTATATCTGGTCCTTTTTTCTCCAGTACATCTATGTATGCATGTTCAAAGTAGTGCAGTCCTACTCTACCTCTTTCCTTGATTGCTCTTGCTATGAGAAAAGCTATACCCTCTCTTTGACTCTTTGTAGGTTTAGATATGAACTTTCCACTCTTATCTCTAAAGCGGATATTCTTTCTCTCCATCCACTTGAATATCA